TAATGTGGTGTTCACAGAAGATGGACACACATATACTATAGATGGTAAACCTGCAACATCTGTTACCACGTTTATCGGAAAATTTAAAAAACCCTTTGAGAGGGATTTCTGGGCACATAGAACTGCGCAGAAAGAAAATGTAGAACTACAAGATATTTTAGATAAATGGGATTCAATTAGTCTGCGCGCATGCAATAAAGGTAGTAAGTTTCATGCATTCGCTGAAAATTACATTAATAATAAAGTTCTTCCTAATACAATATATGACTTCGATATAGATATGAAGGCGTATGATAAGATTGAATCCCATTTTTTAAACTTCTATGAAGAATCAAAAGAAAACCTTATACCTATTCACTCTGAGTTGTGCGTTGGTTCTAGCCAGCTTGGGATATGCGGTATGGTTGACCAGTTATACTATTCAAACACTGTTGATGGTCTGGTTATATTTGACTGGAAGACGAACAAAAAAATGAACTACACTAGCAAGTATCGAAATAAGATGCTTGATCCTATCTCCCACCTAGACGAGTGTGAATTTTCTACATACTCCCTCCAACTTTCCTTATATAGATATATAATAGAACTAGAAACTAATCTTGAAATAAAAGATTGTTATATAGTATGGTTCAACGAAAAGAATGCCACTTATAAACTTATAAAGTGCGCAGATTATAGAAAAGAAATTATAAATATGTTGAATTATAATTAATTTTATTATATTTGTCTCATGGACGATTTTGAAAAGATTATAATAAACTTATTTGAAGATGGTAATACCTTTAGAAGCTAATATAGCACAATCTATGAAAGCGTATCTTCAGATTCTCAATCCTGTATTAAAACTTAAGGATAAAGAAGTTGAAGTACTCTCTAGTTTTTTATCTATATGGTATAAGAACAGAAACAATAAGAATATAGGTAAATTACTTTTTTCTACTCCTGTACGAAAAATGGTAAGAACGTCTATCGAGATGTCCGAAGCCTCTTTTAATAATCATATTACAATGCTTAGAAAAAAGCAAATGATAATTGGTAAGAAACTAAATCCTAATATTTTAAATGCGATTAAAGATACTGGGATAGATATAACTTATAAAATAAAGTGGACAAACTAATAAAGAAATTAGCTAAGAAATATAATCTAAGTGAGTTTAAAATAGAGTTAATAGTTAAATCTCAGTTTGGACTATTAAAAAATATAATAGAAAAAGGAGATTTTGAGTCGCTACGAGTAAAACACTTTGGTATATTTACAGTAAAGAAGAACAGATTTAAATACTATAAAAATGGCAAAAAAGAAAGCTAACTCTACTTCCGAAAAAGATGATAGGACTCCTGGAGCGAAGATAAGTGAAATCTTTAATGGTTGGAAAAATGTAGTGTTCCCAAATGAACACGTAGAAAATATTGCTAAAGCAAGAGCGAAGATTTGTTCTCAGTGTGAGCACAATGTTAAAAACAGATGTAAAAAATGCGGGTGTCCGCTAATTGCAAAAACACGGTCAATGCAATCGCATTGCCCACTTAAAAAATGGTAACAATGAAAAACACAATTAATTACGAGCCTTTAGGAAACCACATTGTAGTGGAAATGCCTAACGTGGAGAAAGAAACAGCATCAGGGATTATTAAATCTGAGAGAATGCTAAAAGAAGAGGCAGATAAAAGAGACGGGCATGCTAAAGTTGTAGCAGTTAGTCAAGATGTTAAAACAGTGAAAGTCGGAGACACCGTTATACCAAAAGGCCAGGGCTTTGCGGTAATGGTGGATGAGATTGAGTACTTTCAGATGAACATGTATGATGTATTAGGTGTTGTACACCCCTCTAAAAAGTTAAGAGTTAATCAGCCTGCATGATACTAGAAAACTTTGATACTGATGTAAATTTTTGGAAATTACATCCACAATTAAAAGTCCCCCTCCCCTTTGCTTCTATTTATAAAGCAGATAAGAGTAAAGGGAAAAGCAAGAGCTCACAGATAATGTGGGCTATTGCGCTTTTAGTGGACCCCGATTCTAAATTCTCAAATATCTCGTATATCACGAGAAGAGATATGATCAGTGGAGATTTCCTTAAAAACAAAGATTTTGATTGGAGTGAATATAAAGAAGCGATCATATTTTATGAACGCTCACTAGTTACTCCTGCCAAACGTCAGCTTATGGTGTGGAATAAAAAGATGGATGAGAAAACTCTCTATCTTGATATTCTTACATATGAGGAGAATGCAGACACTATCGAAGGCCTGCTTAAAACAAACGTTAAATTGTTTGAGGACTATGAACGTCTTCTTAAATTAGTGGATAAAGAAACTAACGAGGGAGCCACAAAAGGCGGGGCCGAAGAATCAGCCTCAGAAAAAGGATTGATATGATCATTAATAAGGATGCTTTTTTACTTAAAGAGATACCTCAATTTCATCCTGCCAGTGAAGAATACTTATTGTTTTGGCGGGAAGAGAAAAAGCGATGTATTGAAGGATATTGGGTTGGTGGTGTTTGGATGCCAGGCAACCTTTATTTTTATGTAAACTATTGGACCATCCTTTTAAATAAAACTGCACACTCTAAAACTAAAACTCCAGGTAAACCTTTTCTTAGAGATCTTGAGTGGGAATTCTTTTACAACTGGTGTGAAGCCAGAGGATTCTCAGGATTTTCAGAGGATAAAGAATTTACTTGTGATAGAGAGTTTATAGGAAAAGATAATTATGTGCCTGCTGCAGAATACATGCGTAGGACACATAAAAAGAATTTAGGACATCCTCTATGGGAGAATGAAGCTAAAAACTTTATGATGATGGGGAGTCGTGGATTCGGTAAATCTTATTCTGTTGCAGGAGGGGTTATCGGTCATGAATTTGTATTTGATGGTATGAAAACATATGATCCAGAGTATATAGGTAATCCTCCGTCTACAGAAATTGTAACAGGAGCAGGGGATGCTAAGTACTCAGGAGATATATTAAAAAAGACACAATTTGGATTGGATAATTTACCTGGAGGAATTGAGATTGGGAATAAATTTTTTCCTTCACCTTTCTCTAAACAATACGGGGGTAGTTGGTATTCTGGTAAAGAAGTTATTGCAGAGTATAAAAAGAAACTTGGGGGTACCTGGAAAGTTATGGGTAGTAAATCTAAGATTAAGCATCGTACATTTAAAGACAATCCTTTTGCTGCCAATGGTACTCGTCCCGCTGTAATGGTGATGGAGGAGATTGGTATGTTTAATAATCTTAAAGCATCTCATGAAGCCTCTGTAGAATGTATGAAAAATGGGGCTTATAAATTTGGAAGCTGTATGTACTTAGGTACAGGGGGTGATATGGAAGGTGGAGGTACTGTAGATGCTAGAGATATGTTCTACAATCCTGACGTTTATGATATGATCTCATTTAATGATGAGTGGGAAGATAAAGGAAAAATCTCTTATTTTGTACCCGCGTATAGAGGGTTGAATCAGTTTAAAGATAAAAATGGAAATACAAATGAAGCTCCTGCTAAAGAGTACTTAGATGAGTTTAGAGAGAAATTAAAGAAAAGTAAAAATTCTAGAAGTGCTTTAGATGCAGAACTTCAGAATAGACCACTTGTTCCCTCTGAAGTATTCCTTACCCGCACAGGTAACCTTTTTCCTGTAGCAGATTTACTTACAAGATTAGCAGAGCTAGAAGCCAGTAATAAAGAAAGGAACCACGATTATGTAGGAGATCTTTATGTAGATTCCACTAGTAATAAAATAAAATGGAAACCAAACGCTAAGTTATCTCCAATTGTAGATTTTCCTTTAAGAGGTAGTGATGATTTAGCGGGATGTGTGGTAATATATGAAATGCCCTACGAGGATCCAGACGGAAATATTCCATATGGCATGTATCTTGCAGGTACTGATCCTTATGACCATGACGATTCTACCACCTCTTCGCTAGGATCAACTATTATTTTAAATAAGCTTACAAATAGAATTGTAGCAGAATATACTGGTAGACCAGAAACTGCTAATCAATACTATGAAAAAGTAAGACGATTACTACATTTTTACAACGCTAAATGTTTATACGAGAACGAGCGTAAAGGTATGTATCAGTATTTAGAATTTAAAAACCAAACATATCTTTTACTCGATCAACCTGAGATTATAAAAGATGTTGTTCAAAACAGTAGAGTAAATAGAGGTAAGGGTATGCACATGTCTAAACCTTTAAAAGATTACGGGGAAGAACTTATTAAAATGTGGTTATTAGAAGAGTATGAAGAAAAAGAGGGACTACTTAATCTTCACAAGATTAGAAGCATCCCTTTACTT